AAAATTGTGCGATACAAGTCGAGGATTCTCCGAGTGCGCTTAACTTTTTTGACTTTGCTACGTCAGGAACAACCGTATTAACGCAGAACGTATGGTCACCAATTAACGCTACTATTACAACTGGATTCAATAGAAACGGATTAAGCGTTAACGCTTCGGGTCTTGTTACTTATACCGGTGATTTGAAGTATTTTAGAACCAGTGCAATCGCTGCAATATTAGCGCAAACAAATAGGAAGATGCACGTTGCTCTTTTTAAAAATGGTGAGTTGTGGCCTTGTTCGGAGTTTGCGCAAGCTGCTGGCTCGGTAAGCGAGGTGACTATTCCTTCGCAATGCGTTGTGCCTTTATCCTCAGGTGACACGATTCAAGTATATGTTAAATGCTCAACGCACGCCATCACGATTACCTTAGACAACTTAAACGTCATTATCAATGAGTTCTAAAAAACCTTTTGCCTTTTCGTGGCAGGGATACCAGCATAAAGTGCCTTTGTTTATCGAAAACAAAAGCCAGCAATGGGTATCTTATGGAGTTGAAAACGACTACCCTAACTACCTCTTAAATCTTTACCGCAGAAGCGCAAAGCACAACGCCATCGTGAATGGTAAAGTAGGATATATCGTAGGTAAAGGATGGACATCGGAAGAAGAAACACCTGCTGCCAAAGCCTTTTTGGATTCGCCTACGTTCCCGAATGCTTATGATTCGATGAACGACCTAACGCAAAAGCTGACCTTAGATATGGAAATCTATAACGGATTTGCCTTAGAGGTTACTTGGTCACGAGGTGGGGGGATTGCAGAGATTTGTCACGTGGACTTTCATAGAGTTCGTGCGGACAAGGATGAAAAGATGTTTTATGTTTACGATTGGTATGACGAATATGAGGTTAGGCAATTCCCCCAGCTGAATCAAGTAAACCAAATCCCAGCTTTCGATCCAGACAATAGAATCGGCAAGCAGCTGTTTTATTATAGAGCATACAGCGCAGGCGTAAAGGTTTACCCTTTGCCCGAATATCTTGGCGGTACGGCTTACATCGAACTTGATGTGGAGATTGCTAATTTTCACGTTAATAACATTAAGAATAACTTTTGGGGTTCTTACCTTATTAACTTTCCAAACGGAATCCCTACCCCCGAAGAATCGGATGCCATCGAGCGCCAAATGAAAATGAAGTTTGGAGGCACGGATAACGCTGGTCGTTTCTTAGTGAACTTTTCGGATAGCCCCGAAACCAAACCCGAACTGACTCCTCTAACTCCAAGTGACTTAGACAAGCAGTTTGACATCCTTAATAAGACAGTACAGCAAGAGATTTTCGTTGCTCACCGAGTTACCTCACCGATGTTATTTGGCGTGAAAACCGAAGGGCAATTAGGAGGTCGTGCCGAAATGGTTGAGTCTTACGAAATTTTTAAGGCTACTTATATTGAGGATCGTGTACAAAGAATCGAGCGGTCGGTAAATTATCTTGCCTCTTTTAACGGAGTAACTGGCTTAAAGCTACAACCAACCGAGCCGATTAGCGAACAGTTGACCGAGGCTTCATTGTTGCAAATTTTAACCCGTGACGAACTAAGAGAAAAGGCTGGATATGAGCCTGACCTTACAACACCCGCACCTGCGGAAATAGTAGCACCACAAGAGATGGGCAATAGCGTTTTAGCTGGTTTATCTGCCTCACAGCAAGACAAAATGTTGCGAGTGGTACGCAAGTACTCTAAAGGAGATTTGACTAAGGAGCAAGCGACTATAATGCTTCAAGGCTTTGGTTTACCAGCCGAGCAGGTTGATTTGTTTTTAGGCGAGCCGATGGAGTTTAATTCCGATGAAGATAAGTTTGAGCAAGTAGCTATGCAGTTTGGCGTTGATGCCGATGGCTACCAAGTTCTAAGGTCTAAGCCAGTAAGGTTTGAAGCCGACAACTCAGTAATGGCGGAGTTTATGGAAGTAGAGCCTGAGAATAAAGAACTCGACAAGAAGATTTTAGCCGAGATTAAAAGGACTAAAAAGGTAGAAGCAGACCAAATCTCTCGCAGATTAGATGTGCCTTTAGAAAAAGTAAGCGAGCGTATTGAATACCTTATCTCTAAAGGTCGTGTAACCATTCAGGATAGAGTTGCACGGATAGCTGACACACCTGATACCGATGCAGAGGAAGCCTTTGAGATTAGATACCGGTACGACCTTCGCCCTGATGCAAGTGGTGCGAAAGTGATTGACACAACCCGTGACTTTTGCCGTACTCTTATAAGGCTCAACAAACTTTATACTCGCCAAGACATTGACCAAATGAGTTCAATCATGGGCTTTAGTGTTTGGGAGCGCAGAGGCGGTTGGTACACCCTCCCAGGTACGGACATCAGCAGACCATCTTGCAGACACATTTGGCAGCAACAAATAGTTGTTCGTAAGGGCAGCAAAATAGAATTAGTATGACAAAGGCACTATTCATAACGGAGCAAGACTTAATTGCCAACTCAATAATCAACGAGAACGTATCTTACACCCAACTACGACCGACAATCGTAAAGGTGCAAGAGATGCGCATTCAGTCTATTATCGGTTCGGACTTATACAAAGAAATCGCTAATCAAATAGTGAGCGGAAGCATTAGTGCTTTGAATCAAACCTTGCTATACGACTACCTCCAGCCAGCCATCAGGGAGTGGATTTACTTTGAACTGCCACACGTTCTTGCGTTTAAGTATATGAACAAAGGAATGGTAAGAAGAAGGTCGGAGGAATCGGATGCGATGTCAATGGAGGAAATCGAAAGGTTGATTAACAAAGCCAAGAACGATGCGGAATGGTACAGCGAAAGAATCACAAGATATTTAATTGAGTACCGCACGGATTATCCTTTATTTAACAACCCTTCAGTAAAGGTGGACACGATTAGACCTCGCAGAGATAATTACAATACTGGCTTGAACTTGTCTAACCCTTACCGAATCCCTCGCAGCTTTCAGGAAAGATACCAAGGTGACAACCCTTTTTGTAATGATTGTCTATGAGCCGTTATCATAAAAAGAACATCGAAAAACTAAAGATTTATTATGCCAAGTTGGAATCAGCTAAAGACGCAGTTACTAAAACTAAGCCAAGCACACGAGCAGGTAAATAGCTTTGGTTGTGGTGATCCGTTGTCTATTGGCACGGATAACACTACTAACCTAAAACAGCCTACTTTAGACCGCATTGCTTACCCTTTGGTGTACGTTGACTTAGAAAGCGCAAGCACCTCTAATACAAGCCGTACAATGAGCGTGGGCGTTTACTTTATGGATAGGGTAGAAGATATTCGCAACAAAGATGCCGACCCTTTGAAGTATTGGAAGGACAACGAAGATGAAGTAATATCGGATATGCTTGAAATAGCTACCGACTACATTTCTTTTTTCCAAGACGATCCCGAATTCAATTATACTCTAAATTCCAGCGTTTCTTTGAATCGTTTCTTAGAGGCAAGGGATGACAAGGTCGCAGGCTGGAGAGCAACTTTCAATTTCGAGATGCCTTTTTCTCGTGACATTTGCATTATTCCCGACTAACTACATTTAAAAGAAAAGAACATATGGCAACTATCTTGCAAGAAATAATGGGTTCAGTAGGAACGATGGAATACATTTCATCTTCCGTTACCGAGAAGAACTACGACTTTTTAGTGGTAAACGAGGCAGCAACCTTCACTACCTTAACATCAGGTGGTACTGACTTGGTTACTTTGTATAACCTAACTGCTGCGCCTATTGCTGCTGGTATGGTTATCCGTGGCGCAAAAGGTCAAAACATCACGGCTGTTGCGGTATCTGCTGGAAGCGTAATCGGTTACACAAACATATAATGGTAAGGCTCGGCTACGGCTACCCTATTACTGCGCTCTTTGGTGCTGGTGACTTGGCTGTTTTATTCGCAGCCTACAACCTTCGTGCCGAGGACGATGGCGCATTAGCAGACAGCAACAATTGCGCTTTATCTTCATTCATCACTTTATTAAAAAGAATATGAACCCATCGTTATTACTAATCCCCGACCGCTACAAAGCTGCTAAGTTATATTCTCAAATCCCTGACAGCGGAGCAGGCGATTTGACCTTTGCAAGAAACTCAAACGCCACACGGGTAAACTCCGCAGGCTTGATTGAGAAGGTGCGGACTAATGAAATATTGCAAAGTGAGGATTTTACAACCACTTGGGGAGCAACAGCTGCAACAGTAACAGCAAATACAACCGCTAACCCTTTAAATGGTGCATTAACGGCTGATACAATCACTTTAAGCGCAGGCACAACACAGAAATTTTTAACACAAGTATTTGTATTTAGTGGCAATTTTACTACAAGTGTATATCTTAAAGCTGGCACACAACAATTTTTGCAATTAATGTTAGGCACTGACTCAGCGCCATTTGCCAATTTTGATTTAGTAAACGGAACAGCAAGCGCAACAAGTAGTACTGCAAGCATTGTCGCAGTAGGAAACGGGTGGTATAGATGCTCAATGTCCTTTACATCAATTATTGGCACAAACGTATTTATTACTGCTGCGGATTCTTTGGCAACGCCACGCTTTCAGCCAACTGCTTCGACTGGCACATATATAGCTTTTGGCTACCAACTCGAAGCTGGCGACATAGCAACCCCCTACATCCCCACGACTACCGTAGCTGTATCAGTAGGCATTACAGCCGACATCCCCCGATTAGACTACACGGGCGGTGGCTGTCCGAGTTTGTTGTTAGAACCGCAGAGGACTAATTTGGTTACGTTTAGTGAGCAGTTTGATAATGCGGCTTGGTT